TTCCCGATTTTACCTGCAAGTTGCGCTAACTCTGCACCTGTCTTGCCGGATGAATTGGCGAGTTCTTTTTGGATTTCATCGAGTGCGTCGAGCGACTTGGCGATCTTGTCAGCCTGTTTGCTGGCATCGTCCTTAGCCCGGATGACAAGCTCTACGTCACGTCTGCTCATGCGTTAGCACCCTAGTTAGTGGGATCGATTCGTACCCAGACTCCGCTCGCGTCTACGTCGTCAATCTTACCTGCGGCAGATCGGGCTCCCGATCCGTCTGTCTTAGCTACCGTCTGGTCGTCCACGATGTAACAAAGCTCCCCGATATCCGCGATAGTGATGAGGTCACCGGAAGTTGAATTTTCAAAACGAAATATACCACGATCCGCTTCACAGTCGATAGCGCCGTTTGCTCCGCCTGTGTTGTCATACTGGCTTCGGAATACGCCGAGCGCTTTTAGCCCGGTAGCCGTGGTGCCTGGCTGAGCAAAGCCCGAAGCGTTCAGTACGGCAATCGTGCCTTTATAGGCAATTTTGTTCGCGGCCATGTCGTAGCTGCGGCGACATGCTCCGCGTTGAGGCGTTGCCCGGTCTGCTGTTGCTGCTGTCATAACTTCCCTCGTTATCCGTTGGCTTGAAGCTGTTTAATCAATTCCTTAAACCCTCTCATGCCTTCTTTACCACCTATCGACGCTGAGATCGCCGCCTGAGTAAGCACTGCTTCCGAAGCGTGGGCTTGGTTCAGCCTGTCTACGATAAACTGTGCTTCCTCCCAAACCCGGTGAACCGGGTACTGGGGGGCAAGCGGGTGGCCATGGTCTAGCAGAACACTTACTTGTCTGCGGAGATCCCAGAGCCAGCCTTCGACTGTTGCTCGTTCTTTATTACCTCCAAGTCCGCCAACTTCGTGCTGACTACTCCCATCAATGGGTTGAGGTTTTCCAGAAACGCCGCGACGATCTCCAGTAAGTTTTTTCCCTCTGTCTCCAGTGAGAAAGTCAACGCACCGATCCGTTCTAACGATTTAATCTGTAAGCCTGGGGTGAAGTTACGCACGATCTCTAAATCTTCGTCGTCCACCTCGCCCGGTTGGGCGGCCGCAGTAGCAATGACCTGAGTGATCAGACCCGGTGCTATTTTCACGGTTTCCGCAATTACTTCGGCCCAGTTGGGCTCGTCTTCGCTACCGATATACTTTTGGTATATCTCGATAACTTCTTCCCGATTTTTTCGATAGAGGTCTTCCAGTTCAACGGTAGACAGACCCCGGACAGTGAATGAACCACTGCCCGGTACTGTGATTTCCGCCGATGGAAGCCGTAAGTCTTTAAGGCCCATCGTGTGCTCCTATTAGCTGGCTACTGCGCGACCGTCCATATAAACGGCTTCCAGAGTGCCTTTCTTGAGAACTTCAATGTTGAAAGACAGTTGTTGCCATTCATCACCTTTCAGCGCGAAGTCACCATTTGGCATCAACTTAACGTAAGGCATGAAATAGTCGATATTGTCACCGGCAGGGTTTTTCGCGATATAACGCAATGATCCTTCAATGGTCTTACCTTTTGAGATCACTTTCATACGAGAGCTCGCACCAATCGTATAACTGATTTGAAGGTTAGTACCTTCGGTGATCGCACCGCCAGGAACGATGTAAACGCGGCCCAGTTCCAGGTCCACGGTGTAATCGTCTGTCACGTCGAAGGTAACCGGCGTACCTGCATCGTCGGTAACTACGACTGACGAAACCAAACGCGCACCGGCAGGCATCGTGTCACTGACGCCCAGTTGGTAGTAACTGCCCGGTGATACTGCGGCGTGAGCCTCGTCAGTAACCGTGCTACCTGCATCTGTCAGAGTAGAGGCTTCACCAAGGAAGAACAGCGCCAGGTTTTCCGGCGAAATGTTATCTGTGATGAAGTTGCCCATGTAATCCTGTTGCAGAATTACAGAGTCGTCTTTTTGACGGACACCTTCATCCGAGTTGTAGTGGTCCAAGGTTTCCTGTTCAGCGGCAAACGACAATTCAGGCGTATTACCGAAGTACATTTCACCCTTGGGGATCTGAGTACCGGCAGCATATTGGCCGAAAAATAGTTGGCCGCGACCGAGGGTATAGTTATTGCTCATTGTACTTTCCTCTCTTAGTTGAAAGTATTACCTAAAGTTGAAACCCCGGTCAAAAGTAGGGGTCCATAAGATTCTCTACCATTTCGATAGAGATTCTCAACCAGAAATAGGCTTTAGCCGAAACATCGTCCGCTGGTCGCACTACTCCGGGGGAGATCCGTAGCTGATAAACACGGTTATCAAAGCCAAATAAATTGTACTGCTCGTCCCTTTTCCGTTCAGCCGCTAAGCGCTTCTTAACGTCCGCCATCAGGAAATGCGCAGGATCGGTCGGGTTCTCCCGTTCATCCTGAACAAAGCCTTGTATCTGAAGCTCCCACGGTCCTTTAAAGTGAGTGCCACTGTTGGGGGGCGGCGTATCCTCTGATTGCTCAATCGCTTCCAGAATACTAATCATCGGTAACGGGTCATCGTCGCCGAAGATTTCGCGTCCGCGGAAAACCTTATCTGACAGATCGTGATTATAGCCGTTAGCAGGCGTTATTTCTTCCAGGATAGCCGTAAGCGCTTTCAGCACTTTAAGGCGAAATGGATCGTCAGCTTCATACGGATCAGGCATTAGAAGTCCACTCCCAGTAATCGGTTAAATTCGCGGTCCATGAAGTCTTCGATCTCCGGTGACACGTCTTCGCGAACCGACCGGAAAACCTGATCAACACTCGGACCGTACAAAATAGCGAGACCGTTCCACATTTTGACCTGATACCGCTTATTGCGGATCGACTCGCCTTCTTTCAGTCTCAGTGCCAGGCCGCGAGCTCCGGCTTTCCATTGCAAGATAAACGCATTCGGAATGAACTTGGTTCGTCCAGGCTCCACGGTCACATCGACGCCGCCGCGACGACGTGCCTGCCTAGCGTCTTTCTGCTTAGCAAAACGCGCTAGGCTGGTTGCTTCAAACCGTCCGCGAATAACGCCGGATAGATCGCTTGCGTTGGCTTTCTTAACCACTTGCAGGCGTCCGTCCTTACCGCTCAAGTACCGGGCAGGAAAGTTAACCTGCTCCCGGATCATCTTCGCACTGGCTGTACGCGCTCTATCTGTTGCCCGGTTGACCGTGGCCACTGCCGCCTTAATGATCTTCGGCGACAAATCATCGAAGTCATGTAAATTCTGAATACCTTCAACGGCGACCATATAACTCATGCTGTCGGCACCCCGAGGCCCATATACTCCGCGTCTGGGTCCCACCCTTGATCAAGAGCGAACGAGCGCGGTAGTTTGACGATCTCAACGATGCGGGTCGTGTCATCGGGGGGTAACAGGTTATCAATGCTATACGCACCCTCATTGTCCGTGATGATGACCCCGTGGCGCTCCACGTCGCCTTCTGACAGGCTAAATACGGCTTTCGGGATAATCTCTTGTCGGTCAGCGAAACCGCCGCGCAAAAGCTCACCCAGAGGGTCGTACTTCTTATGTAAACGGATCGTCCGGTACTCGGCTGTTCCCGGCACCGTAGGAAAGTACCAGACAGGGAACGCCAGATGCTCATGTAACTGAGCACGGGCCTGACGTTTCGCCTGTCTGAAACTCATTTCAATTACACCAGGTCGTCACTACCGGCTTCGGCAGCTTCGATTGCGGCGATAATATCAGCTTTCTTAGTGGCACCACCAAGATCGATATTACGTTCTTCTGCCAGAGTAGTAAGCTCTTTGACCGTCATTGCCGAATAGCCTTCGGGTTCGTCAGACTCAACCTTTTCGGCTTTCGGTGCTTTCTTAGCTGCACCGTTTTTCAACAGTGTGTCGCGCTGTTTAGCTGAGTTCGGAGTAAAGGTTTTACCGGGCGCAATAACCGCCTTTTTACCGTCAACCTCGATACCGTGAATTTCATGTACTGCAATCAGTTGTTCCATAGCATTTACCCTTTATCTAGGAAAAAAGGCGGCCCGGAGGCCGCCAATCGGGGGGTTATTCCAGAACAGTCGCTTTGAGCGTCTGATTCGGATTGACCGGAATGGTCATCGGCGCAGATTGGCTCATTACGAAAGTCGCGCTTGGGTCATCCTGTGTCCACATTTTCGGGAACACCGGAATAGCCTGGAAGTTAGCGTTAGCGTCCATGATGGCACCGAACGCACGAACACCCATTACGTTAGGTCCGGTCAGAACGATATCGCCGTCATCCAGGAACTTCTCGGTAGTGCCGTTAGGCAACTCGTAGTAGTCACTGTTAACCCACAGTTGAACATTCGGACCTAAGTTACCGATGTATTCAACGTAATCACCGTCACGAATACCGGTATTCAGGTTTGCGTTGGTGCCGCGAGTCTGTGTATCCAGTTGCTTGAGAATATCTGCATCTTTCAGCATGTATTCCAGAACCGCAGAACCCACAGTAACGCGAGTGACCGGACCACCGAATTTCGCCGTGCGGACACGGTTGATCCAAGTGTTCAGATCGTTCAGTACGCTACCTGCAAACGAACCGTTATTCCAAGCATTAGTGCCGGTCAGCGTAACGGTATGGTTGGCCGCACGTTGGAAGTCAACCACGCGAGTCGGGTAATCGACACCTTCCAGAGTTAGTTGACCGTCAATGATTGCACGAGCCGCCATCCATTCTTCGCGACGGTCAATCGCTTCACGGTGCTGACGTAAAATGTCACCGATAATCGCGTTGTAACGTTGACCCGGAGTCTGTGTATTAGGGCCAAACAGGTTTTCACCTGGACGACGCTTAATAGTGCGACTTGGGCTAACCACGTCTTTCGGTTTCAGGTACGCCGCTTTAACGCGAGTCAAAGTACTGGCTTCTTCGTAGATCGGACGACCTTGGACCGTCGGCACTACCAGGGGGGCCAGTTTGCGTTTTTCAGACACTTTTTCGAAATCGATATACTCGTCATCGAAAGTGACTACAGAGCCGAAGCACAAGTCACGGAAGTAGGAGCTTGGGGCTTCGAGCTCACGGTACAGGCCCAGAAGGGTCGCCGTGTCATACAGTTGTACTTGAATGGTCATGCGAACCTCCTTTATTGATATTCAGGGCGTTTGACGTAAATCTGAGCAAAGTCAGCTTGCGCGAACGCCGAGAATTTAAGGGCGTCAGTGTTGAACGTGGCGGGCCACTTCAGAGCATCGACGTTGAACATCCCTGCTTTGTAAACAGGTACAGATGACGTTGACGCCGAACCGGCGGCAATGTCTACAGTGGTAATGGCGTTCGGATAAACCGAGTTGGCCGGTGTGCCGCTGTCATAACTTGCAAGGGTAATGCTGCGATCCGACGGATCAACATACACCGGAGTCCAGGCGGGGATACCCGCGTCATCCAGGGTTGAGCCGAGGATACCGTAGTCGGTAACTGGCGCAGGTGTATCACCCGCGAACAGTTCCGGTTGGGTAAAGGCTTCAGTCTGAAGACTGGCCAAACCCAAATCTGTTGAATTGATTTCAGTCATGTTCAGACTCCTTATTTAGCTGGAACCATGCCAGTAGCGGCTTGGTAGTCGTTAATCAACTGCTGTGAAAGGCTGACTTCCTGACCCTCACTACCTTCGGCATGAACGTCTGGGTTGTCTTTTTCCATAGCTTCTTCAAACGGCGTTTTAGCCGCTTGTTCTGGTTCCGCTGGCTTGTCTTCCGGCGATGCAGCCAGAATACCTTTTGCCGATTCAACCGATTGGTCGGTATTCATCGCCAGGTGGTTAGCCAGGGCAGAACGAGTTTTCGCTTCGTCACAGCCGAGAATTGCTTGGATTCGTTCGCGCTCGGCCGTTGCACCTTCTGTACGGCCCTCAGCACGAGCGGATTCCAAAGCTGCTTCGTCGACTTGTGCCGCCTCTTGCTGCTTAATGGTGTCGTCGCTCATTACGATTTCTCCTGGGGTTGCTGAAAAGCCGGAAAACCCGGCCAAGGCTTCATCAATCGCCCGAACTTCGTCCGCGAATCCGATCTCAATCGCTTCTTCGGCGCTATACGTCAGCGCTTCCGTGTTACGAACGATTTCTTCATCTAAGCCGAGGTTACGGGCCACCGTTGAAGTAAAAATGCCGTATAAGCCGTCAATGCGAACCTGGATGCGTTCTTTCACGTCTGCGGCCAGAGGCTCATACGGGTTGCCGTCAACTTTGTGTTTACCGGCATGTATAAATGTGATTTTGATTCCGTTCTTATCGAGAGCTTTCGATACGTCCATGTGTGAGGTCACAACGCCGACACTACCCACGCCACCGGTGCGGGGCATGATCCGTTTGTCGGCTGCGGTCGCAACGGAGTACGCCGCACTGTAAGCCTGTTCATCAACAAACGCCCACATAGGCTTCTGGCCACGTTGCTCGTAAATCCAATCAACCAGATCGAAGTTACCCGCAACTTCGCCACCACCGGAGTTAATGTCGAACGCGATACGAACCACTTCCGGATCCGTAAGGCCGCGCTCAATGGCTTTGCGAATGTAGGCATAACCGGTTGCCCACGATCCAACTGCGTAGGGGTAGTTGTGCAACAGCACACCTTTAACCGGGATATGTAGCGTTCCGTTTTTAACAACATACGGGCGAACGTAAGCCAACCATGAGTCGGGAGTCGGCCAGAAATCGTCACCCGCCATAAAGACAGGCTCACTCTCAGCCATTTGTTGTTCGACGTTCGCGTAAGCCTCACTGAGACCGTTTAGGCATTGTTCCAGCCACCGTTCGTGTCCGGCTTCAATCATTACTGGTCGGTCCGCAAAGCGGGAAGCGAAAATATTACTCATCGTTTGCGTCCTCATCGACAGCCCCGCGTGGCGAGTCCCCTTCATCAGAAGGCGCACCGGAAGCGGCGTTCATCATGTTTTGGCTGTTTTGGTCTGCCCCGAAAGTCAGTTCCAGTTTCTCCGCCGCTTTCTTCTCACGGGAGATTTGACGGAACGTCGCCCGCCAATCTTTACCCATTCGTGCCAATTCGTCCTCACGGGTACTGAGACCGTTGTTGATCCGCAATACGGCAGCCTGAGTCTCTTTGAGTTCATCAATCTGGCCGCTACTCGCTCCGATCCAATCGGCTGCGCTGTAGGCTTCGGAGTTCAAGCCTTCGTACCAGTTGGGCGCATTACGCGGCAGGGACGTGATCTCGCCCTTGTTGACCGCTTCTTCCAGCCACAGGCGGAAAATACTTGAAGCGTAACGGTTGGCCACTTGAGCCTTAACCGCTCTCATGCGTTTTTCAGTCTTCGCGCCTGCTGCTCTAATGTTTGAATAGTTGGCTTTCGCCCAGTCGTTCGCAAACGTCGGATAATCGATACCCAGGCTCGTTGCGATGTAACGAAGCATGGACTGTTCAAAGTCGGTTCCGAGGCCACCAGGGTTACCGGCGTTTTGCAGTTTCATTTTCGTGCCGGGGTAGAAGTGCGGGATCTTCACACCGTCGATGTGCAAGCCCTTAGAACTTCTGGTGTACTGTGCAATCGCCCCTAAATACGACTCTGCGTAGTTAGTGAGCGCGGTCGCATCGAAGCCGCCCATTTGTGACATAACTACATCAGTCGGTAGTTCAGACTCGATACTGGCAGCATAGGTCGCGTTCAGAACCGCAGACTGCAGAACAATGTCGCGGAACTTCCGCGTCATCTTCATTTCTTTCAGCGCGGCGACCATCGTGGACACGGAACGAGTCTGATCCGGACGCCAACGGTCGGCAATGTAGATCACTTGCTGACGGCCCCACGGTTTAGTCATCGGGACGTACTTCCAGGTGAAGCTATTGCTGTCCGTCCAGTCGGTCGGGTGCGCCATGCGAATGTAAACACCAAGTGGTGCGCCAAAGCTGTTTCTACGAACACCACCGCGAAGGGTTGGGGTGTCCATTTCACCATTAGGGTTAGACAGCCGGTCTAAGTCAACCATTTGGATAGCCGTGTTAAACGGGCGTCCGAAACCGCGCAACCATTCAGCCGTCGCTAAGACTTCACCACCGGCTGCGTAGATACCTACGGCAAGTCGGGTTAAATCGGTAAGCGTGGACTGTCTCGCCGCGTCAAAGTGGTTTCTGTCACTTTCGGCGGCCAAGGTAAACTTGGCTTCAACTTCTTCCTGAAATTCCTCTGCCCAAACGTCGTCAAGACCGAGTACCTTGGTATTCGGTTTGCTGTTTAGCAGGAATTTCTCACCAACGACGGAATCCTTGTAGATCATCGCCCCGTGGCGAACATAGGCGTCGTTTCGCAGCATGTCGCGAACGCGAACGTCCATTGTCGATTTTTCAGGAATGATCTCGTGATCAGCACTTTTCAGCGGCGGCGACCAGAGCATGAGTTCGTTTGACGTGCGACTGGCCGCATCATACGCGCCCATAGCGAGTTCCTTGCTAGGCGGAATACCTATCAACTCAGCTACAGGATCGATGATTTGTGGTCCACTCATCAGTAGTAAACCTTCGCGGGTGCTGACGGGGTTTTAAGTCCGAGATCAGATTTCAACTGCGCAATATAGGCGGCAAGACGGGAAGCACTGGCGGGAGTGTAACGAACCATTTCGCCGTTTTGGTCGCGAAATTCAGCCGCAGACTGACCTATCATCAGCCGGTGATATGCGGTCTGAGCCTCTGCTAACTGGGCTTCTAGTTCAGCGGTTGTCGCCATTTTGCGGGAGCTCTCCGTGGCCGAATGATCGCAAGGTTACTTTACTTTCAGTTGCAAGTCTAACCATTAGTTGAATATTTATGCAAGTTCAGCCCCCAAATCTTCCAAACTGAACTTAGGCCGGGTGTCGGTGGTAATCGGTTTCTCGTCTTTCGCCGGACTGAATACCAAGGAGTTTTCATCCCAGTCGGTAGCCCATTCGGGAGCGTCTTCCCAGTCTAAGGTTTCGATATTGACCGGTCGATACAATGCAAGGGCGATACTGTAACAAACAAGGTCAAACGCCTCGTTGTGTGTTGAGATACGCTTCCAGCCTTTTTCGGTGCGTTCCTCTGCAACCATTTCTTTCCAGAAGTCATCCGGCAGCCAGTCCGGGAAGTTGATCTTACCGCTACCCGAAGTCTTACGATCCAGCATCACGTCCACTTGGTCTTTCAGCGCATTGGTATTGATCCGTAAGATCGGAATCTCACCACGGGCGTTCGCGTGTCTGTCGCTCCGCTCGGAGTCTGGATAGGAGATATTGACCCGCCAACTGGCATTAGAGGGATCACCCTTTAACAACTGGAAGCGGTTATGAAGTCCTGTTGGAATATCCGCGTCATCCTGAAACTGCGCGTTGCGGAGTCTACGGTAAAAGTCATAGGCATTTTTGGTAACCGAAGAATCGTTCTTCTTGTCTGCAGCACCACCCGAGTCACACCCTGTCCGGCGAATACTCATGTGCCGCCCGCTACCGTCACCGAGCGGGTAGGTTTTCAGGATCACTTGGTCTATCAGAATGTCCCAGTCTTCGAGATACGTGGCCGGTTGTAACCGGTGCGGGTGTCTGTCGTCGTCCAATCGGCGTGACTTCTCAATGCTGAACCGGTCAATAATGGTGACTTCATACCCTTTATTCGCCGGACTGAACCCTTGCACCTGCACTTCAAACGACCATTTCTGAACGTCCACGGTAGCGATAAGGAAGCGAACACCTTTCGGCACCACCTTAACGCCCAAGTCGGTCGACATGGTTTTAACGTCTTCGGCCAATCGTCCTTCCTGTGTCCCTCTCGCTCTGTAAGGTAAACCCTGATCCGTGTTGACCGTTACTTTCAGTGAACTTTGACTGCCTGTGCGCTCGTATTCCTCGTTGGCTTTGAGCCACTTCAAAACGATACCGCGCCAGTCGGCAAAGTTGGCGGCTGGACCTTTAAGCCAGAAGGTCGCGAGATCCGAACGATACCCTTTCCCTTCTACGGAGCCTTTGATATTCGAGTCGCCGGTTTTACGCGGTAACCAGATTTCACCCTCTTTGACCCACCGGGCGTTACCTAAGTCGGTTTGATTAAGTTCATGCTTACCTGGCACACCTTCTTTTCCGTCGTGCCAAATCATGCCGCCACAGTGCGGGCAACCCATAACAGTCGCTTCTGCAGCCTCTACGTGATCCGCGCTATCGGGAATAACCAATAAACTGAAATCCGGTTCAAACGGATCAGCGCAGTGCGGACAACGCCATAGCCAGCGTCTACGGTCGCCACGGTTATACAGCGAGAGAATACCTTGTGTTGGCGGGGCTTCGTGACTGCCTTTTTTCGGTTGCCACTTCGGATCAGTAACTTCAAAGCCCGGACTCGACTCAGCGACGGTCATACCATTGCGCCGGAATGTCTCGGCCCGTTTTGCGGTCAAATCGTAAGGGTTACCCTCCCCGTCCACGTCCTGCGGCATCCGGTCATAGTCAGCCAGCCAGTTTCGACCTACCGTTTTACCGGAAAGCTCGGTAATGGTCGGCCACTTAACAAGCATGTGCATACCTGACAGGAAGCGAATATCGTGCGTGGACTGATTGTGCCTACCGGGGGCGACCTGCTTCCCGAGCTCCTTGGAGTGGCGAAACGCACGTCTGAGGTCTTTTTGCGACCAGTCTCGTGCTACGTTCATGGTCATGTGAACAACCATCATATCCGCCGGATCGCATTTTGCGGTGTAGGTTAACCAGTTGAATAAAGTATCTGACTTTCCCGATCTTGCCGGACCTGCGAAGACCATGCCTGTGTAATCAAAACTGGTCAGCACTTCCATAGGCTCAACCAGGTACGGGGCGAAAGTATTGTCCCAGTAGCCCACATACGAGCCGGGGTTATTCAGGTATCGGTACTTCTCGGCCGCTTCAGCCACGTTCAACCGTTCCGGTGGGCGAATACCACCGGCTGCTGCGGAGATCATTTCTTCGACGGATTCAAACTGCACTGTCGTTACCCTTGTCGTCTTCGGGGATCGCGTCGGTCGAACTGGAGAGCGTCATCCCCTTTTTCGGGGCCTCAATCATGATCTCGTATATGGTTTCCAGTAGGTTGTCGGAGAGTTGTCGAATCGTCCCGCGCTGTTCCGGCGTCAAGCCGTTGTGCCGGTCGACTTCTTCAACCCATAAGGTGACAGCCGTTTTTACGGTAATCGCAAAGTCACCGAATACCTGATGAACGTCTTCAGTCCGCCACAAGTGACCGGCGTTTTCTTCCCACTTCTGGCGTTTAAGCATGGCCGCCCAGTAGGTTTCGCTGAGTACGGGCGGAAGGTCGGTCGGTTTGAGACTCCGTAGATACTGGTCAAGATCGATTTTCGGTTTAACCAGGTATTTAGCGGCTTCGCTGATGAGGTAATACGTCGCCTTGGCATCACGACGATGAACAGGGCATCCGGCGGCTGTCAGTTTCTTACGGATAGTGTTTTTGTCATACCCGAAGACTTGGGCAAGCCAGTTTGCCGATACGCCGCCAAGGGCGCGGCTGAGATCGACTGACGGTAACCCCTTCTCGTTAACGTCGTCAGGATCAGATTCAGGTGTCACGCCGATCAGATCGTCGATTTCGATATCATTGGACTTTGCCGCCGGTTTCTTTGGCGGGCGTCCGGGTTTTCGTTTAGCCTGAGTCATCGCTGAGTCCTGTTTCACAGGCTCTCATCATGTCATACGTGCGCAGAACGAATCAACCATTTGTTGAATCGTGCGCTAATCGTCACTCCAGAAAGCGGTGTCGTAAGCACAGGGGAAGCAGGAATGTCGACCGAACGAGTCGCGGGTGTGAGCATCCTCACCGCAATGAACACATTTACCGATGACGGTATGCTCCGGTCTGTCTGGTTCATCTTCCGGTTGGTAACTAAACGGGTCGTCTTGCATAGCGTCAAACCTACCGTTGAAAGTTAGTGCCTCCCTCTATCGCCACCGACAGGGAGGCTCGTCGGAGCTATCAGGCAACAACGGAAGCCTTGGCTTGCAGATTATGGGCCATGTCATACCCGAGCATCGTGCCAGACTCCCGTTGAAATTTACTTCGGTTGTTGGGTTTGGTCAACTTACGGTTTAGCTTTACACGCTAAGGTGTCTCTTAAATTCCGCCCACTTAATCCACCCCATTCTTGATTTGTGGAGTGTTAGCGACGGCTCCTTTATTAGTTCGGGGGCCGTCGCTATTATCTGCAAAACGTCTTCCCTTGTGGCAGCCCCTCGTTGGCAGATTTGGATAAGTGCCGCTATACCGCGCCATGCGTCGCCGCCTCGTTTGCGGACAAGGTTAATACACCTTGTGGCTGTTTCAGGGTCGTCGCACACTGACCTCAGATGGACAGTCATCTTTTCGAGGTTTGCGTTATGCTGGTGTATTTCTCGCAGCGACGGAACATGTAGTGTGTCGACTAATCGTTCTAGGGATCCTGCAAAAATAGATTTTCGGTCTTCCATATCTACGTCCTCCGCGTTGTTTTTGACAGTGTAGATCAACTGTTTCTTAAATTCAACATTTTGTTGAATCTTTACCCAAAATAAGGCGACTTCAAACCCTTATTCAATTTTTCCCGGATTTTGGCTACGGCTTCAGCGCGAATGATCTTACCGTCATCGTCTACATCAAGACCGGCGTTTTGTCGGTAGGTTGTGGGCTTACTCTCTTTATCCCACAGGATCCACGAATCCAGTTTACCGATCCCCGCTGGCCACAGGATCGCCATATACACGTCACCCAGGTTACTGAGTCGCCCTTTGTACGGTCTGAAGTATTCTTCCACGTAATCCAGTTGGTCGACTGCGCTCATTCGGGAGAGTGTGCCTACGTCGGTGCCTAACGCTCGGGCTGTTGCTGGCATGAACTGAATAAGCCCGGTTGCCCCGCTACCTGCGCCGTTGGTAATCATCGGAGAGAAGGTTTCGCCGGACTCAAACGCCATGCAAGCCATTAGCCAGTTAGGACCAGCAATACGAAGTTCCTGGCAGATATCCAGAACTTTCGCTTTAAATGAAGGGGATACCTTGTTACCCCACGCTAAGGGTACGGTGCTGTCCGATTCACCGTCAGGACGGAGTAGGTCGCTTTCTGCCGCGTTTAATAACTGCCGGTAGGCAATCTCACTTTTATTACCCCAGATACCGTCGATCCGGCCCGTGTAAAGTCCTTTTGTTGCTAAATCCCTTTGCAGCCGTTCGATGCTCATAACGCTCATGGTGGTATCTCCACTTTCGGTTGATTGTGGAGTCCTTCATACCATAGATTCGTTACATTGTTCCATTAAAGGTCATAATGCGCGGCCACTGGTCGTCCCCTGAGAAGTACATATCCCCTTCCCGTCGGATCTCGACTTCATAGTATCCGCCGCGACGGATTTTATGTTTATCCACGATGCTCGGCTTGAGGTTAACCAGGTGAACGTAGACCGGACTTATGACCACTACCCCGATAGTGCGAATTTTTTCTACTTCAGGTGGGATATAAAACTTAAACTGCGCATCGGCCATTGGTTCCGCCATTGAGACATGAACGGCGTATTGCTGACCTTCGATGATTGCGTACAGATCGACAAACTCAACCTTATTCTCATCGTTCGGAGGGAAGGCAATACTGCCGCCGTTGAGTTGGATGAATCCCGCGACGATGTTCACCGAACCGTTCACCCGTGCGTTACGTTTTTTCTTCTCAACCGGCGTCATTTCAGGCTGTATGCCGAGTGCCAACCATGCCTCATCGACACCAAGCAGGTCTGCCAGTTGCTTCATTTTACCGGGTTTGGGGCGCGCCTCGTCTTTGAACCACTTCCTGACAGCTTCGTTGGAAACTTCCATTTCCCGCTTAACCCAAGTCTGCCTACCCTGCCCGTATGGCGGCACGTCCGGGTGACCGTCACAGGCGATGTTTAATCTCTTACCGAACGTTGTATCCATTGTCAGTAAACCTCATTATTCAACATTACGTTGAAACTGTAATACATTGTGTATGTTATTGTCAATACACAATGTAGGCAATAACTTATTCGGGGCGATACAACGTGGCTTCCACTACTGCATCCTGAGTGGCGGCTTTGTCCGGTAATACTTCCATGACCCGTTCATCAACGGTGCCGACCGCGATCAGGTGGTGGATAAAAACAGAAGTTGACTTTTGCCCGGACCGTAACAACCGGGCGTTGAACTGAATATAATGCTCCAGCGACCAAGGGAGGCTATACCAGACCGCGATATGCCCTCCGTCCTGAAGGTTAAGCCCCCAGGCTGCGGACGCCGGGTGTGCCAATAGTACGGGGATCTGGCTTTTGTTCCAACGTTTAACCTGGTTTTCTTCCTCGCCCAAAACTTCCGCGCCTTTGTATCGGCGGCGAAGTCGCTCTAAATCAAACTGATAATTGTATGCCACAAGTACCGGTTTCCCTGCGGCTTCCTCTATCAGCAAATCCAACGCCCGAAGTTTCAGATCATGTATCTCATGCGCATTACCTTCTTCGTCGTATATCCCCCCGGACGCGAGTTGTAGCATCTTTTGGGTTAGTACGCCGTTATTGATAGCTTCAATATCGTGATCAGCGTAGATAAGGGTCCGCTCAAAATGCTTGTACTTCTTCATCATGCTCGGGGTTAGGTGAACATGAATGGTATTGTCGACGCGCTCCGGCAGGGATAGCCAGTCGTCCGCTCGCATTGACAGTGTTACGTCAGCGATGCGCTCCGTGATCTGGCCTAGCGCTCCTGGCCGTGGAAGCCATTTGTATCCTTTGAAGTCGGACTCGAACCAGCGTGAACGGAACGAATGGAACTTGCTACCTAGGCGTTCTCCCATATCAATCAAATACAACTGACTCCATAAGTCCATCAATCCGTTTGGCGCTGGTGTACCGGTTAGAAGAACTACCTTGTCGAAGTATTTTCGGACTTTGCACAATGCCCCGAACCGCGTCACGTTAGGTTTCGGTTTCGGAACATTGACCGGATCAGTCATCCACGCTTCGATAGCCTTCTTTGTGGGTTTGGTGCGTTTGGCCGGATTACGGAAACAACTCGACTCATCAACTACCAACATATCGTATGGCCAGTCGTCACCCCAGAAGTCCACAAGCCAAGGAATACACTCCCGGTTGATGATATGAATTTCTGCGTCGAGTTTAGCCCGCGCTTCACGTCGTTCGGCCGGTCCTGTGATGAGCTCGTAACTAAGTACCTGCGTATGCTCCCAAGTATCAATCTCCGCGGGCCATGTTTCTTCAGCCACGAGCAGCGGTGCAATAACAAGAACTTTAGTAACCTGGAAACTATCAAGTAGATCGCGAATCGCCGTGAGCGTGGTTGCCGTCTTACCGAGGCCGGGATCGAGTGTCATTAGTACGCCCGACTTCTCGAAGATCATGTTTACGCCTACAAGCTGATAGGGTCGTAGATCACTTCGTCTTCTGACTACTTCTGTCACGGTATTAGTCCTAGAGATTTGTTTGTTTTGGCGTACTCACCGAACAATCGGACAGCCGCTTTGTCATACGCCGCGGCTGCTTGCTCAGGGGTATCGAAATAGCCGAGATATTTATTCTTCCCGGACAAGCGGATCGTCGCCCGGAACTTACGTGTATGCGGTGGTCTACATACTCCTTTAAAACCAACGGGGCTTTTAACTTTCGTCGTGTTCATGGAGTTTTGCAGACTTGTTACTTCTCTAAGATTTACCCATCGGTTATCCTCTCGGTCCCCGTTTAAGTGGTCGACTTGACCTTCTGGCCAGCGTCCGGTCATGTAGGCGAACGCGGCCCTGTGGCACAGATAGTTAGCGCCTTTGCCTTCGGCTCTGTATCGAAACATCAGGTAGCCCCCTTTCGCGGGACACGTTAACTCTTTTCCCACGTACCGGCTGTTCCACTCGGGCCTAGCTAACGGGCGTGGGAGCCAGGTCATCACCCCAGTTTCAGGATCGTAGTGGAGAATTTCTTTAAGTTTCGCAGGTGGCAACTTGTCGTATTTATTCGTCACGGTTCGACCCCCAGAACACTGAATGCCGATATGGGGTCATCGCAAACATGAACCTCCATGCCTGCCTTCTGCATTTCCGCGATCTCTCGCCGCTGACCCTCCCTCGGCTTTTCTCCGGGGGACTTAAACTCAATAAACAGGACACGTCCGGCCTTTGCGAATAATCGGTCTGGTGCGTTGCGCCTTCCTGTCCACTGCACTTTCCGTGAGAACCAACCCGCTTTCTTCGCGGTCTCCACAACATAAGATTCGATAGCTGCTTCAAGCATGGCGCGGGCCTATATGAGTTCGTCGATAGCATCCACCGCGTCTGCTAGGAATAGTTGCTCTGAGTCCGGGGCTTCGTTGCCCCACACCGACCAGCCTTCGGCGGCTTCGCGGGCGAACATTTCAAGTAGACTGGAGTTAGGGAAACGCGCTGCAATGTCGTCACGAAAGACGGCGGGTTTGGCGCTGTGCATTCCTGGATAGGCTTCGTTCCAGCACATCGTCCACTGGTTACTAACAGCTTGGTGCTTATGCATCTGTCCGCGAGTGAATAGCAGCAAAAACTCGGTATCTGTCATGCCCCACGGACCACATACCCCGTGCCTAGCACCTGAATCTTTCACCTTGGCCCACACCCGATCAACACGGATATACTTCAGGCCCCATGATTCCCCTAGTGCGATGGCGTCCTTCAGAAATGGGCTCGTCGTCCACATCAGAACAGCCGCGTCGTCAGACAGGATTTCCGCGACTGGCATCTGCTTAAGCTCCTTGATCGACATGGTGACGTAATCAAGCTCACCGTACTGGCCACCTCTGGCCCCTCGGCTTCCATACTTCCACGGTGGGTCCATATACACCACGTCGAAGCGCTCTTTATATTCTGGGTTTAGCTCCACAGTATTTCCTTATTGTTGATTTTCTAACTATCAGTTGATCGATTGTCCAAATAAGTTTCCCAGTGAACCTTTTGCCCGTCCACCAGAAAGCCCCAGGAGCCGCGTTTACGTCCGGTAATGAACAACGTTGTCACACCACCGGGGCTAACCTCTGAAATGCGGTGATATCGTCCGTGTTCTAGTTTTGCGGTATCGCCTACCTGACGAAGTAGCTCCCACCGGGGCGTGTCCTCGTTACTTAACAGATCGAACGGTCTTTCTTCGCGATACCAGCCGTCTAATACGATTGTACGGAAGTTCCAGGCGTGATCATGTAGGTGCCTGTCCATGTCGGGCATTCGGATAACATGAATGCGGATTGAGAAAGGTATCCACTGGTATTTACGTTTACCCGTTTTATTGTCATACGGGTTGAACAGCCAATAGCGTTCCATATAAAGGCTGTCATCTTCCGGCATCCGAATATGGAAATACGGGGTCTTTTTGGCTCGTTTGACCAGCCAGTTAGTGACTTTGGGTTTACTCAGTAGATTGGCGATTCGACGCCAGATAAATTCGCGCATTGGTTTACTCCTAGTCTTTTCTATATCTATCTGCTACATACCCGGCCGCCGACACTGGCAAGCCTTCCGCCCAACTGGGTAGCCTTTCCATGCCTGCAATGAAATCATCTAGGCTGCGGTCTGGTTCCCCTTCGGCTCCGATCTCGTCGTGTACCCGGAGGATCACTTGGAAATCGTCTTTTTCAACGTTTTCCCATCCATTAAACATAATGTCGCCTGCCCCTGCTTGGACGAACGTTTGAAAGAGGTCTCCGCCATAGGTGCTCATGCGGACCCATTGGCGGGTCACGGAATCGACGCCCATATACTGGATCTGCTCGCGGGTTTTGCCGAACTTCTTCACTGGGCGTAACCGGGCGTGGGCCTTGTAGACTTTACGCCCGCTCGGTAGCCTGGAAATAAGGAAATTGACGCCGGAAATATCCGCCGACCCGAAAGCGCACTTACCGTCAGCAAATTTGTACCAAGTGCCGGGATTTTTGAGGGCCTTAACAGCCGCTTCTTCGGCGTCATACCAACAGGCCGCAATGCCGGGGTGCCTTGCTCGCCAGGCGAGTTTCACCGCTTCGGAGGGTAACCACTCGTTATCGTTAATACCTGACGAACTGCCGAAGCGGTCCCAGTTTACATAGGCTTTATCGATAAACTCCTGATCAAGTGCACTCTGAATCGTGTCCCAGTAATCCGCCATTCTGACGCCGAAGTTTGACGCCATTGACTGAAACGCACCGACGCCGCCACCGAACCCCAAGGCGAGCTCTGGCACCTTACCCATGATGTTTCGCTGAGTGCCGTCTACGTCGTAGGCTGACAGGCCGAGGATCTGGCCTGCGGTAACTTTATAGAGGTCGGGGCCTTTACGCTTGAAGTCGCCCTTTTCAGGGATCGGCTGTCCGTTTTCATCCAGAACCAATGTGTCGTAATCTCGGAACGCCTGCAGTTTCCATTTCTCGCCGCCGAGCCATGCGGCCACCCGACCTTCGATGTTGGAATAGTCTGCAACAAACATTTTCTTACCTGGCGGGGCCACGATGCAGCCGCGCAGACACGACGAAAAGGCTTCCGGCACTGAGCTGTACGTCAGGTCAATGAAATCCGCGGTCCATTCTGGATCGTCGTTTTCTGTCACGAGGTCTATCACTTGTTGGGCTTTGGTGTATTTCAGCCCGCCGCGTGAAGGGAGATTTTGCAACTGTGCGCCTTTGCCTGCGTCGCGTCCGGTCGCCGCGCCATGGAACAAAAAGTTTTCGCGCATCCGGCCGTCTTCGTGTGTCAGCGTCATGTATCGGTCGAGTTTGGCCACGGAAGATTTACCCGCTTCCTGTCGAATCGTTAGTACCCTGCGCACGTCTTCCGGGAGATCGGTCTTAACCAGGTTTGCCACGGAGGTTTTGTCTAGGGCTTCGACTTCAATTCCCCGTGAGCCTGCCCACTCTTTCATGCCTGCTACTTCTGTCGGAGCGTTTACCTTGTATTCCGTGAGTTCGGCCAGTTCGTCACAGTACCGGCGTTCTACAACGCCCATTACCGTTTTAGCTTTCCTAACGAAATCGATATCCACTTGAACGCCGCGCATATTACAGTAGTGGTCACGGATCCATAGTTCGCGCTGTTTCTTCGTGAGTGGACGGATCGCGTTATCCAGTGCTCGCTCTGCGAGTACGTCGTCTTTACAGTAGTTCATCAGCCGGGTTAACCGGTCTTCATCAAAAAACCAGTGTGTTTCGTTCGGGTCCTCGCCTTTGCGGGCCTTGCGCGGCTTCGCCATCTGGAGCATGAGCCGGTTACCGGCCATGTCCTTCTCTACGTCTAACTTCATCGCCTTACATGCCTGTTCAAGCGAGCGTGGTAACGCCATAACGGCGGCTCTGGCTGCGGTGCAGTCCATTTGCTCAAACGGCAGACCCGGCAGACCTTCTACATACTTACGCAGACAGTAGTTCCAGATAACGTATTCGAAGCCTGCGTTGTGTGCGCAAACGATCTCTTTGTCTTTCACCGCGTAGAAAAGGTCGCTCGGGAACGCAGAGTCGCGAAACGGTGTCCAGCCTACCGGGGCTTCAGCGTCTACCGCGTAGTAAAGGCAAAGCACTTCCGTAGTCGGGTCATTCGCGTACTGATAGCCTGAAACGGTGTCTTTACCTCTGCCGAACGGGGCTGTACTGCGGGTTTCAAAGTCAAGGTGTAGTTTCATTATCGCCTACTGGTTTCTTCTTTTTGACTACCCTCTGTTACCCCTGAAGACGGGAGGCACCCACGGGAAAAGTATTCAGGGCAGAGGGTAGTCAAAAAGACCCCGCGAACGGGGTCGATTCGGTTAAATAACGTCGTCTTCCGCTTCGTCCTCGTCTTCATCGTCGAGATAGTCGTCAGCATCCAGGGGTGCCGCGCCGAAGGCTTCACCGTCTTTACGGAAGCGAACGATCTCCAGGCTGGCGAAAATACCGTTGCCGCCGCGCTCTTTACCGTCCACGGTGTAGAAGCTGGCCACGATATCGACGTAACAGCCTGCGTACATCACGTCGTCTTCTTCCGCCACCGGCGTTTTGTCACGGTCCAGTACTTGCGGGCGTCGGTCATTGGCTGCGACCAGAACCATCATGCCCTCGTAGCCGTCGTAAACTTCACCTTCTTCATTGGTGCTGTCATCACCGTTACGCAGGCACTTACGGTTCTTTTCCAGTGCTTTCGTAATTCGCTCGGCTTTGTCTTTCCACTTTTCTTTAGCGACATGGTTCATCGCCTTTTTAACAGCTTCAATATTGGCCTTGCCTTGCGCTGTTTCCGGGTCCATCAGCGCAGAAGCACGGAATTTCTTCTTACCGTCTTCGGTGGCTGCGGTTGGCGTCCAAAGGTGCGGGAAGCTCAGTCGCACCATTTTCAATACTGCTACATCAGGTCTGCTCATTGTAGGTTCCTCCGTTAGAGCGGGTTAAATCAAATCTTCAATGTCTTCTACGGCCTCATCTGCACCGATCAAATCGTCGAAATCATCGTGGTCGTCCAGCAAATCAGCTAACGGCTGCAGTGCTGGTCGTGGGTCGCTTTCTGGTACAAGTGCAGGTTTGCCCTCTGGACGATGGATCAAGTCCTGCGCCTTTTTCCAATTCCGCGTACCCGCTATTCTCTCCATTTGTGCGGGAGATTTCAACCTTTTGTTGAATATATCTTTAGCAGCCATTTTTTCAAGCCAGAATTGCTCGGCTTTTTCATCATCCGCCCACTGTCTGTCGCCCAGGGTTGCGACTGCTTTGAAGCCGGGTGTCGGCTTACCAGCCTGCGCATCTGTCAGTGCGTCACCGTGTAAGTTGGTGATGAACTTGGTCAGCATTTTGGAGTGTTCAATAATGTAGCTGCGACGCTCCGGGGACAGCTTTTCAGGTTGTGGCATTTCTGGTGCCTCCGTAAACGGTTTATCCAAATCATCAACAGTCAGTCCGACCAGGTTAAGCGCGAACTCCGCGTAGGCCGGACAAGCCGCGTTCTCCGCAGCACGACAAAAGGCGCAGCCTTTTAGGCTCGGAGTCAGTTCCGCGTCCGGGTCTTTGGTCTTCTCGGCGGCAAGGCTGGCTTCTTCCGCGAATTTGAGAATATCGTCCAGATCAACGACCCATTCGTTTTCGATGCTTTGGCCGCCAATAACTCGCAGCTGCTCGATGATGAGTCGGTACTTTGTAGGCGCGTTCGGGATATGGCGGA